TAGATACTTTATTAGTTTTAAAAAAGATTTTATTAGAATTAGTAATATCTAATAATTCGTTTTTTAATTCTTTAGTTAAATAACTAGCTTTATCGATTATTAAATTAGCTTTTTTAAATCTTTTATTAGCTAAAGTATCGTAATCGATATCGATTTTTCTATAATCGTTATTAAACGCTTCTAGAATAGTAGTACTAAATTTAGCGTTCTCGTAAATATCGAACGATTTAGTATTATTTCTTTTAGTATTAAATAAACGATATAATACTTTCGTATCTAAATCTTCTCGAAACGATAACGCTACTTTATTTTCTATTATTTTTTTCATCTTTTATTCTCGCTTTCTTTTATTCTTTTAAAAACTCTTTTATTAATTAAAAGATTAATTTTTAAAAGATAATTATATTAAATACTATTTTTTAATTAAAGTAAATAGATAAAATTAAAATAATTTATCTAGTTTAGAATAATTATAAACTATTATTCTTCTATATTTTTAATAATTAAATCTAATAATTTAGATTTTTTTAAGTTATTTTTAAAAGCTATTTTATCTAATTTAATATAACTTTCTTTAGATATATTTAGATTATAATATTTTCTAGTATAATCGTTAATAGTAGTATTTTTTAATTCTACTAAAAATTTTTCGTTTATTTTCATCTTATTTCTTCTTTCTTATTTCTTTTAAAAACTCTCTTAATTATAAAAGATTTTATTTTTAAAAGATAATAGAATTATCTATTATTTTTTAATTAAAGTAAATAGATAAAATTAAAATATAATATAACTATAAATAAATAATAATAATAGAGTAAATAATAATTTTCTAAAATAGTATATAAGCATAATTTCTAACTTTCTTTTTAATTAATAAAATTAATTAATAATTTATTTTAAAAAAAAAAAAACGTTTTAATTCTTATTTTTAAATTTTAACGTACGGAATTGTTTAGAGCTTTTTCTAACAATTTTTTTATTATATTCTTGATCCTCGTTGCTCAATCTTGCGCCCTTGATCCACACTGATCCACTAGGCTCAAGCACACTTCAACAAGCCTCTTGACACAAGCAACTAGCATCAAGCCACACTTCAACAAGGCCGGCGGCGGCGTGTTATTGTATGTTGCGGATTATATTATATTACTGTATGTTGTGTTCTTCTTCTATCTTGTCTAAGTATGTTTTCATCTCATCATCGTTCATCGCATCAAGTGTACTATGTTGTACTTCTTTCTTCTCAATCAAAAACCCTAACAACTGAGATTTTAATCTTATCGCATTGACCGCTGCAGAGTATTGTTTCTTGGCACAAGCATCTTTGTACACAACGTCAAGCTTAGCGACCTCTTGTGACACACTTTCTGATGTCAAGCGTCTAGCATCAACCCTTAATCTATCGATGAACTGGATAATCTTATCTTTCTTTAAGTTTCTGGCAGCTTGTACATGAGCAGAAGTTTCAGAGTAACCTGCGTCAACAGCACTGGTTCTTTTACCTTTTCCTTGTGCTATACCCTCACAAAACTTCCTTTCCATTGAGGTTAAGGTTGCTTCGTTAGTCTGATGGAGTTGGTCTATAGTTATCGCCATAATTATCCTACTATAACGATTATTTTATGATTGTAAATTAAAGATTATTCTCTTGAATGATCTTTTCTTCTATAAAATAATGGTCGTGATATTGTTTCCCATTATCAATAGTATATAGATAATAACTTCCTAAGGCGCTATCGTGTTCTAATTCGAATACACCTACCTTTTTATTATTATAGAAGATGTTTCCATCTTGTTCATCATATCCACACTTTTCTATTACTTTACCTTTTTTATTTTTAAGAATTAAACTCATGGTTGTCTCCTATATTATATTAATTTCTACTTCTTTGATTACGCATGTCTCACCAGTATTACTCTCTACGAAATCTCTGTGTTCTTCTGCTGATGCTTTATCTAAGAAAATAGAGATTGATTCATAACTCGAATTTACTCTGTTGAAATCTAAATTAAATCTACTAGGAAATGCCATGTAGGTTACTGGATCTTGACTGATTTTATCTTTAGGTCTAAAGTCTAAATTATTAACTATGTAGCCCCATACTTTCTTTTTAGAAATGTCCATACTTTCTCCTTTTTAGTTAGTTTTTAATTAATTTAAAAATATAGAATATTAACTTTTATTAAACAATATTAATTATCTTAATTATTTTTAACTGTATGGTAAAAATGATAATATATTATTTCATTGGCGTCTTGTTTACCTTTGAAAGCTATACTCGTTAAATATCTACCATCATAAAAATCTAAAATAGTAATATTTTCTGTTGAATCGTAGAAAATTTTACCAGAGGAATCTTCTTCTGAATTGGTAAATTTAGCTATTGGACTTTCTTTATCTATGTTGCTAGAATAAGTTTCTCCTAAACAAACATTTTTTAATTTTTCTATTAACTTTTTCATTTTAGTCTCCTTTTTAGTTATTTTTAATTAATTTAAAAATATAGATTATTAATCTTTGTTATACCAAGATATTTCTTTTAATGTATCTTTATAAGCTTGATTATCCTCTGGATATTTACTTATTAAATTATTAAGTGTTTTTCTTTCGGACTCAATAGTGTTGTAAGTTTCTTCTTCTATTTTAATAGTGACTTTTCTAATAGTTCCGTAATCTTCGTTAGTGCGTCCAGAAAACCATTCTGCGTCACCTTCTGCTTCTTTATGTGAAGTGTATATAGGAAGAATTTCTGGTCTTAAATTTTCTTTTTGATTGATATCCATTTCTGGTTTTAAGAAAATAGTTTCGTATAGTCTTTTAGGACTGTCAACTTTTTCCATATCTTTATCGTTAAATTTTAATACTATGTATCCAGTATATTCCATTGTGCTCTCCTTTTTAGTTAGTTTTTAATTAATTTAAAAATATAGAATATTAATTTTTGTTAAACAATATAATTTTTAACTATAACTAGGAGGGTATTTAGGAAACGATTCAGGTGTTCCTCGATAATAAACATCTGCCATTAACCCGTACTCAAAAGAAGTAATTTTCTTACCAAACCTTTTATTAAACATTCTACAAGCCCTCAAAGCTTTTTTAATATCTTTAAATAGAGTTTTACCTTCCTTTACTCTATCTCCAGCAGTAAAATACCAACCACCTTCTTCAGATCCTCCCTCTAATCTGTCTGTATAATAAACAGCTACTTTCCAGAACTTAACTTTTTTGGTCATTTTCTTTCTCCTTTTTAGTTATATATTTTTTTTTAAATGATTTACTATTTTTGTAGTAAATTTAACTCCAAGATTTTTTAATCTTTTTTCTTCCGATTCTTCTTCTAAAGGAGTGCACAAGCAATACTCTACTTCTTTATCTTCATATGTTGTTTTATATAAGTTTTTTATCATTTTTTTTATCATTATCTTGCTTTTTTTTAATTGTTTAATCTACACATTTTAAACATTCCGTTCCGTGCTCTGTATGTATTGCGTAAAAGTCTTTTGCCTCGGTAGTTTCTTCTGTGTATTCCTCACCGCAAGTAACACAAGTCCAACCGTCGGGATAAGCTTCTATTGCTTGATTTGCTTTTAGTTTTTCCAGTATCATTATGTTCTCCTTTTTAGTTAGTTTTTAATTAATCTAAAAATATAGAATAGAAAATAAGGTTATACAATATTTTTTACTTATTTTTCCATTCTGGATAATCTTTGTATATTTGAGGCATGTTTTTCTTTATCATTCTTGAAACATCTACTTTTGATATATTATAATATTTCTGTCCATCAACAGGATATCTCCCTGCTTCGTCCATTGTAGGATCTATTATATATTGTCCATCAAATTCGAACCCTAACATACCATCTGATATTTCACTGATTCTTGGAGATTTTTGAATTTTATTCATTTTAAAATCTTTAGGTAATACAGTTTTGTTGTGTGATTTTACGTCTATAAATTTACTCATACTCCTCCATCTCTTGTTGCTTTTACTTGTGTGTCA